CGTTCATGGAGCCGAACTTCGGACGCGCCGCCTCCTTGCCCTGCAGGAACTTGGCGTTCTCTGCCACGTCCCCGCCCATGCGCATCAGCACGTCGGCGTCCACGCCGTACTGGGATGCGGCCTCGCGCACGTCCAGCTCGTGCTGGCGCTGCGCCTGCAGCTGCTCGTACTTCGCCTGCCAGTCGGCGGCGCTCTCCTGCGCCTTGGTTGCCTGCTCGCTGATGCGCTCAAGCTCGGACTTCTGCGCGTCCTCTATCTCGTCCAGCTTCGCGGCCTTGGCCTTCAGCTCCTCGTAGTCGGCAGGGGGAGTCGCCTTGGCGCGGGCAAGCCGCTCCTGGACGATCTTGTCCACCTGCTCCTGCGTGAACTTCCTCGCCTCGGTCGCATTCCCAGACGGGTCAGCTGCGCCCGTCTGTTCTGTCGTGCTCCCAACCATCTGCTCGGTGGTGGTGGTGGTTTCGGCCATTTCGGCCTCCTTTCCGCGCCCCAGCGCGTGTCGGTGCGGCGATTGACCGCTCGCCGCCTTGCGTGAGATATGAAAAACCGCCCTTTCGGACGGTTGTTTCCTGACTTATGCGTAAGCGAATGTGTATCCCTTTACGTGGGAATACTTAGAATTGTTTCGGCAGCATTGACAAATATGACCTGCATCACAGCCAGTCATCTGACCAGCTTTTTTAATCGAATCGAATCGAGCGATTTCGATGCCGTCTAAATATTGGATAACTGGGATTGATTTGCTTTTCGTCGCACGTTGTCTTGCTGTTCCATGGGTTAAGTTGTGAAGCCTCGTACACCATTCAAGATTTGTGTATCGATTGTTCGTCTTGTCCTCATCGAGATGGTTGACTTCGACATATCCATTTGGGTTATCGACAAAAGCGAGTGCAACAAGACGATGTATAGTTTTACTCTTGCGTTTCTTGTTGACACTTAGTGTTACAAATGCATAGCCGCCCTTGTCAAATCTCGGCAATAAGACTCTTTTTGTTTTTCGATTTCTGACTCTGCCTTGGTCGCTTACCTCGTATTCGCCATCGACACCTTCTATCAAGCGCCATCTCTCTTTAGTTGCCATTACTGTTCCCCGTATCCCCGTATCTTTGTTAGGAAAGCCTGCTCCCGATACGGGAAAGGAGCAGGCTTCTCTTTACGAAAAAACGGGAGCGACCCGTTTCTCCTATGAAAAAAGCCACCCTCTCGGATGGCTTGGTTCATCTATGGCAGGACATGGACGAGTCGAACGCCCGCATTCGGTTTTGGAGACCGCAGCTCTGCCGCTGAGCTAATGTCCTGTATGGCGGGGCGTGCTGGATTCGAACCAGCGGACGGCCACAGCCGCCTACGGATTAGCAGTCCGCCGCATTACCGCTCTGCCAACGCCCCGTGAAATGGAAAAGGCCACCCGACATCGGATGGCTTGGTTCAACAAATCGTGTGCGATTGATTCCGTCACTCCCCGCACCTTCTTCATCCAGTAGTGGTAGCGGTAGTGGTCTGTTATTGGCCGCACTGGCCGTTCGTGGACGTCTATCTACGCGCGCGTATTCTTTTTATTTTTTTTTCTTTCTTTTTTATTTTTTCTCTCAAGAATAGTATTCGGTACGGCCAACGGCCAACGTGACAAATTAGTACATCTACCTGCACTTATACTGGCCGATAAGGTGGCCGTGTGGCCGTTCGTATAACATTCGCGCATACATCTATTTGTTATACGTTAGGTACCTAACTATGTTGAAAACTACATATACGTTATATCTAAGCGTACACCACTTAGATTCTTAACACGTCCAACTTCGGCCAGACGGCCATGTGGCCGTGTTTACTTTATGGACGCGCTTACTACTTTTGCGTACTCGAACTGGTACCTAGCCGACTCGCTCAGATAGACCGTGTCGGCCCTCACGCCGCGCCCGTCAAGACCGTTCGGGATGCAGAACCTGACCGCGTTGCCGTCGATTGACAGCCTCTTGTCGCGCAGCGGGTAGACCACCCTGCGCGCGCCGAGACGCTTGGCGGCAGCCGCGATGCCGTTCTTGCAGAGCTTGATATCGGTGTCCGTGTCGCAGAACACGACGGTTCGCTTTCCGGCCATCGCGTCCTTCGCAACGTCCTCGTATGGGGTGTCGTACATGGCTACCTCAACCTTCTCTTGATTTTCGCCCGCCTCGACGCAGCCGAGTACCTGTCCATTATCTTCATGCGCTCTATCTGGTAGCTGGTGCCGTTCCGCGTCGCCCTCTTGCTGGCCGTCTCGGTTATGCCGTCCTGCCACAGCCTGTACAGCTCCATGGGGTCGTAGCCCTCTATCTGCGTGGGACTGGTCGCGTCCGCGCCGTTGCCTGGAACGATCACGCAGTCGCAGTGGATGTGCGACCCCTCCTCGGCGCGCGCCTGGTCGTAGTACACGAAGCCACGGCTCGCCAGCATCATGCAGAAGTCGCACGTCTCCGTGCCAGTCGGAACCCTCGCGTAGCGCACGTGGTTGCGGTAGCAGTTGCGCACCATGCTCTCGTAGTTGCAGCGCCTGGCGTAGAAGTCCGCGAGCACGCCGCAGTCGTCCATGAACCTGTCGCCGCCGCCGTGCTCGACTATATAGCGCGCGAACCATCTCACCTTCTCTTCCAGCATGCCGAGGTCTATGATGTCGTCGGCAAGCTCGAAGTCGTACGGCCCGATGCCCTCCAAGGCGCACACCTCGTCGAACAGTTGCCCGGCAAGCGCCTGAGCCATCTCGCCGTGGATGCCCACGGACTCCTGCAGGGCCTCTATCGCGGCCTCGCGCATCGCCGTGACCCCGCTGCCGCTGCCTAGCTGCTGGATGGCGTCACGCACGTACTGCGACGCCTGCGCCGCTATGTCGGAGAGCGTGGCGCGGTAGTAGTTGATGTCTCCCAGGCTAATCCTCGACATCGCCGCCACCGCTTGCGCTGGTCGGTTGTGCGGGCTGCTCTGACTGCGGCATCTCGGTCGCTGGCCTGTTCATCAGTATCGGCTGCGCCGCGACGTTCGCCCTCGCCTGGTTCATGCGCATCTGCGAGTTGACGCGCGATATCGTCGCATGGTCGAACCCCACCATCTCGAAGAACACGTCCGTCTGCGCGAACTCGGGGTTCACAGTCGCTATCTTCATCGCCGCGTCGGTCGTGGCCGCTATCGACGGCATGGCGGGGTTCTTGAAGTGCGGCATGACGCTGCGCTGAACCTCGTCCAGGTCGTCCACGCTGGACTTGTTGGACTCTACCATCATCGCGAGCAGCGCTATCTGGCGCAGCGCGGGAATCAGGTGCTCGTCCTCGAAGCTCTGGGCGTCCTCTATCAGGTCGCGCCGCGCCTCGACTATCGCCTCGGCAGAGCTTGGGTTGTCCTGCACGATGCCGAGTGACTGCAGCGGCACGCCCGTCGCGGCGGCGAACAGCTTGGCGTCCGTCTCTATCAGGCGAATCAGCGCATCTGGCTGGTTTGACGGAAGCTGCCCCGCAGTCGGCGTGTGGCCGTTTCTGTCCATGCTTGCCAATAGGACGGGGTTGATGTACATCGACCATTGCGGCTTCTCGTTGAGTTCCTTGTACATCTTCTCGCTGAGTCCTAGCAGGGTGCGCATCGGCACGGCGTAGAATGCCCTGCTGACCGCGATTGCGAGACGTACGGAGAGCACGTCGTCTATGACGCTCTGCACGTCCTTGGTGATCCTGGTCCCGCCCAGCGGCTTCTTGTCCGTGGGCTCGTAGACGAACGGCACCATCATCATCGCGCCTTCGGGGGTCTCGACGTGCTCGGCGGACCACTGCGACGGACCCGTGCGCACTATCTGCACGCGGTTGCCCTGCATGTGCAGGTTGACCTGCCGCACAACGGACTTGCGCGGTGCCCACTCGGTCCTGCCGCAGTCGGCTATGACGAACCCGCTGCGAATCCTCCCCGTGGCCTCGTTGACTATCGCTGCGCCGTTGTCCGCGCTGTGGAAGGTGATGCTCGCGCTGCTTCCGAAGTTGTTCACGCACGCGAACGAGCACCCCTTCTTGAGCGTTCCGATTCTCGTGCGGGAGAACTCCGCGTCGAAGTCCAGCCTGCCGAGCGCGCGCTTCAGGCCATCGTCCATGCCGTCGTTCCCGTCGAACACGAACCCGTCGAAACGTACGTGATTTGCCAGCGACTTGACGGCCTTCTTTGCCCAGTCGCATGACAGGTCGACGTGCACCTTATCCCTCGCCTCCGGCGGCAGGATGTCGACGCCGATGTCCTTTGCCATCACGTCGCCCTCGTAGTAGTCCTCTATCAGCTCGTTGCGGCTGCGCGTCCTCTTGTACACGCTCAGCAGGGCCTCAAGCTCATCGACCTCGGCGACGGTGAGGCCGCTGGCCCTTGTGATTCCAGCTAGGTTCATCATAGGTTGATTAGCATCTCCTCTGCTGGCTCGCGGCGAATCTGTAAAGCGCCCCAGTGGGCGAACGCCAAGGCGTCAACCAGCGTCGCGTTGGCGCGGTCGTTGCTCTGGAAGCCGTAGCCTCCCGCCGTGCCTATGCGCCTCCTGTTGCACTCGCACACGCTTTCGTCGGTCGGCTCGTCAACGACGTGGGTTACGGTGTGTGCCCTGGTAGCGTTCACGAACCCCGTGTAAGCCTCGATTGCCTGCGCCGTGGTCGGTCGAACGATCATCTCATCTGGCACGCCAGCGTCCATCAGCTCGTTCTCAAGCGTCTTGGCGTTGCTCTGACCGTCGATGATGATTGACTCTGCGTAATCGACCACTCCAAGCAGCCACTTGACGAACCCGCCGACGCCTCCCCTACAGCTGATTTCCTGAGCAAGCTCGACGTGCGGTATGCCGTCGCCGTCATCAACGCACACGGCAATCGCGCCCATGCGCGCGTCTGGGTCGAACTTGACCGCATAGACCAGACGGCCTTCGTCTGGTGCCTTGTCTATCCTGCATCTCGCCCAGTCGCTTACGGATATCGGGTGAGCGGCAAGCGTGGCGGCTCCCCACCATCCCAAGTGCTCCTGCGCGAACGTCTCTGGCGACATTCCCCTCGCGTCCTTACGCAGAGCCGATATCAGCAGTTGGTATCCGAGCGACGGGTTGAACTCGTACCACCTGTCCTCGTCCAGTGGGTCGCCCACCTCGTCTGCGCCCCACTCGTGGATGCA